GCACTGAGCAGCACGAGGCCGAACTGAAAGAGCTTCAGGCCAATGCCGCCGCACTTCAACAAGCAGACGTAACGACCCCCGCAACGAAAACGATGATCTTCCGGGCTGGTGAGTGAATGAAAAACGAGATCAAGATTGATTGGACGCTTTGGCTATGGACTGCCGTGCTGGGTCTGATCATGACGTTTTGCGCGGCGGTGGCAACGGCGCAAACCTGCGTCCCGCCGCTTTACCAGGGCAACGTCAACGCCACGGGCAATTGCGGTTCGCTCACTGTCCGATGGCTGAATCGAAACCAGGTCAAGGACATTGACCATTACACAGTTCGCTGGTTGACCGACGGTGTGACCAATACACAGCCCGGCAATGCCGTCGGTGACACTCGGCACGATCTCTATTGCCAGTTCAGTTCGCATGTCGTCATCACTCAATACCTGAAGAATGGCGCTTCGTGTTCGACGATGAGCACGGGCACAGCCCCGCACACACCTGCCTGTGGTCTTTGCGGCGGCAATGGAGGCGGTGCGCTGGGCGTAGCCAATGGCGCAAGTTGGGGGCCTTTTCAGACGGAGAATTCAATAGCCGTGCTGGGCACTGAAAGTGATATGGTCGGCGGTACGGCTCAGGCTGGCGCGACTCTGCCGTTTTCACTGCTGGGCCTGAAGGTCACTGTCGCCGGCCAGCCTGCTGGTCTGTTCTACGTCTCGCCTCGCCAGGTCAATTTCTGGATTCCCTATGACGTGCCGCTCGGCATTCAGTCGGTGCGCGTCACTACAGCAGACGGAAGGCAGTTCAATGGATCCGCCAATATTCAGGTCGAGACGCCGGCGATCTTCACCGAGACGGCGAACGGGCAGGGTTACGGCAAAGCTACGTGGTACGGCAACGGCTATATGTCGCTTTGGGGAACCGGTATCAGATCGCCGTGGGTGTCGCTCTATCTGGGTGACGGGCGACGCGTCGAGGCGACCTACAGCGGCCCCGCGCCAGGCTTTTACGGCCTCTGGCAACTCAACTTCCCGATCAACCGACCCGCGTCGCCGCTCGGCGCATTCGTGCGCTCGTGGGTGAACGAATGCAGGTGCATCGAAGGCGGCGGCTTCCGGGACAGTAACGGTTTTGATCTTCACTGATGACTGAGAAACAAAAACAACAGGCTATTCAAACCGCGCGCGAGATCGAGGGGCAGCTCCGTCGCGCCGCTTCGTCCGTCAAGGTCCAAACAATCGCGGAGATGGAAAAGAAGCTGCTCGACCTGGCTGATGCTCAAGCAAATCTCGTCTCGTCGCTCTCGGCCTGCGAACCCATTGGCGGAGATGAAATCGAGGTCGAATGATTTACGCATACGCCGCAATCTGGGCTGGCCTTGTCTCGCTGCTGTGTGTGGCGCTGGCCGGTCGAACCTATCAATCGAAACAAGAAAAGGACACCAAATGGATAAAGAAACGATTGCTTTAATCATCGCGCAAAACGGGCTTGGCACTGCGAGCACTCTGCTTGCGGCGAAGTCCGCAAAGCTGAAAAAGCAACTCGACAAAGAAGGGGACGACGTGAAGAGGGCGGCACTGGAGAAGAAGATCACGAAAGCCGAGCACCTCTCGACTGCGCTCCGAATCGCCAATGAAGGCATCGTCGAGTACCAAGTCGCGATTGCCGAGTAATCCATCTCTGGCCGCTTGTTGGCTTCGTGTTCGAGGTCGGGGGTGACGCTCAACCGAACGATGGGCGGCCAGACTAATTTGACTGCTGGCGTTCTTATGAAGAAAGTGCGACATGTAGGCCGCAGTCGCAAGCCCCGCCGCAAATAATCCCACCAAACTCTTTATCCTGATCTCGTGAAGAAGAAGTCTCCCTCAAAAAAATCGGCAAAGAAAGCCGCGAAAAAGGCGGTGCGCAAGGCTGCGCCAAAAACGAGTCAAAACGAGTCAAAATTTCAATGGGACGAGCAGCGATGCAAGGCTGCTCAGCAAGTGGCGGAAGGTCAATCAACGGAGCATCAAATTGCTGAAGGTTTAGGTGTTGGTCGTGCCACGATTGAACGCTGGAAAGCTCACGTAGAGTTTCAGGCGCGCGTAAAAGAGATTGTTGACGAAACTGCCGCTGCACTGAAAAAGCAGGGCATTCGAATCAAAGAAACCCGTCTTGCAAAGCTTGATCGAATGGTTCGGCGCATTGAATCCGTTATTGCTGGTCGCGCGGAAGATATGCCCGAAGCGCCAGGCGGCAAGTCCGGGTTGCTGGCCAGAGACTACAAAGGCAAGGACGCCGACCGAACTGTTTACAAGTTCGACGCGCCGATGGTGAAAGAGTACCGCGAGTGCCTGAAACAAGCCGCCATTGAACTTGGCGAGTGGACTGAAAAACGAGAGCACACCATCGAAGACGTGACGCCCATCAAGACTATTGAGGCAGTGAAACCTAATGGCACTGCTTGACGTGTCCGGCGATAAAGTTCGGCTCAATTTTCACGCTGGCCAGTGGAAGGCTTGGGAGAGCGAGAAGCGCTTTGTTGCCGTCCTGTCTGGCACGCAAGGCGGAAAAACGTCATTCGGGCCGCTGTGGCTTTACCGAGAAATTCAGCGGCGCGGCCCCGGCGATTACCTGATCGTCACGCCGACCTTCACGCTGCTCGAGCTGAAAGCCCTGCCGGAATTCCGTCACTACTTTGAAGCACTGCTTCAGCTTGGCCGCTACGTCTCCTCGCCGTCGAAGTCCTTTACCTTTTCCGAGAATGGAGCATTTCGCACCTTTGGACGAAAGCCGGAACAGCCGACGCGCGTGCTGTTCGGCTATGCCGCGGATCCCGAATCGCTCGAATCCGCGACCGCGAAAGCCGCCTGGCTCGATGAAGCCGGGCAAAAGAAATTCAAGCTGGCCAGTTGGGATGCGATCTTGCGACGGTTGTCGCTGGCACAAGGTCGTGTGCTGATCACGACCACGCCGTATGATCTGGGGTGGCTCAAGCAACGGATTTGGGATCGCTGGAAAGCGAAAGACGAAACGATTGATGTAATTCGGTTCGACTCGACGGAAAATCCGATCTTTCCGCCCGAAGAATTCGAGCGTGCGCGGCGAGATTTGCCCGGCTGGAAGTTCGATATGTTTTACCGGGCGATCTTCACGCGGCCAGCGGGATTGATCTATGACAGTTTTGACGAGACTCAGCACAAATGCCCGCGCTTTACGATTTCAATGGACTGGCCGCGGTATCTAGGCCTCGACTTCGGCGGCGTCAACACAGCGGGCCTGTTCTATGCCAAAGACCCGAAAAGCGACCCGCCAAAGTATTACCTTTACCGAGAATACAAAGCGGGCGGACGGTCAGCGGTTGAACACGTGAAGCACTTACTTGAAGGCGAGCCAGGCATCCCGTTCGCTGTCGGCGGCTCGAAATCAGAAGACCAATGGAGAAGGGAATTTGCCGCGGGTGGGAAGGTTGCTGGCCAGGACGTGCCCGGTCTGCCGATCCGAGGGCCAGAATTTGCCGACGTGGAGGTCGGGATTGATCGCGTGTACGGCGCACACAAGCGCGGGCAGATTGTCGCGTTTGATGACCTGCCGGGTTATTTAGAGCAGAAGCAGACCTACGCGCGGGAACTCGACAAGAACGGCGAGCCGACTGAGAAGATTGAAGACAAAGAGACGTTCCACTTTATGGACGCGGAGCGATACATCGTTGGGTATTTGATGCACCATCAGGAATTTCAGCAGGACGAATGGCTGCGCTGAAAATAAATCCAACCCTTCGGCCAAACTCCCGCCGTGGCCGACGATAAGAAAAACCAACCAGATTACGTTTGCGCTGCCGCTGCCGAGCAGTTGCCCGATCTGCAGATCGTACGTGACATCAGCGGCGGGACGCGCCATCTCCGTTATTGCAAACAGGCCAGCGTCTACCTGCCACGTGAGCCAAAAGAGCAGGATGCCGCCTACGCGATACGCCGAAGCCGCGCGGCGCTGTTTAATGCTTATGAGCGCGCCGTTCACGGACTGGTCGGAATGGTCTTTCGCAACGAACCGGAGTTGAGCGAAGACGTGCCGGAAGTGATGCGCGGGCGAAAGCCGGTCAAGGGTGATGCCGCTGCAGGAACCGCCGTGCAAGATGCCATAGAAGGCCAGCTTGAGAATTGCGACCTCGCCGGAACGCATTGGGCAGTCTTCGCAAAGGACCTCTTCACTGACGCCTTTGAAGGGCACGCGTTTCTATACGTGGACATGCCGCCGAAGCTGCCCGACGGCGCAACATTAGCAGATGAACGCAACGCCGGCAGACGCCCGTATTTCGTCAAATACAAGAAAGACCAGGCCGTCAATTGGCGACTCGATGACCGGGGCCGACTTCAACAGATCACCTTTGAAGAGTGCTCAATGGAGCCGGACGGCGAATATGGCGAACAGGAAGTGAAGCGGTATCGCGTTCTCAAACCCGGGAGCTGGAAACTCTTTAAGAAGATCAAAAACGATAAGGGCGAAGAGTCTGTTGTTCCTGATCCTGACAACCCGGGTGGTGAAACCAGTCTGAAGGAGATCCCGGTTTCGATCTGCTACACCAAGAAAATCAAGCCGCTCATCAGCCGTCCGGCGCTGCTCGATCTAGCCGTCATCAACCTGCTGCATTACGCCGAAGGCTCGGACTATCGCACATATCTGCACATCGCCAGCCGCCCGATTCTTTGGTTTCGGGGCCGCGACAAAGCCAAGAAGATTGAGCCGATTGGACCATATACGTTCTTCGACGTGGACGGAGAGAAGGGCAATGTTGACTTCGCTGAAACGAGCGGCGCGGCGCTCGACGCCGCTCGTAACGATCTGAAAGACCTGGAAGAGCAGATGTCTGTACTCGGTCTTTCGATGTTGAAGCAGAAGACTGCGCAGAAAACCGCCACAGAGGAAGAAGGCGACCAGGTGCGCGAGTTGTCGGAACTGGCGACAGCGGCTCAATCTCTGCACGACTGTTTTGAGCAAGGATTTGGATGGATGGCCCAATATCAAGGCTTGCCGTCCGGCGGTTCAGTCAGCCTAGGTGTGAGTGATGCGGATTTGGTTCTGACCGAACAGCAGATGAACGCCTATGGGAGCCTGGCCGGAACCGTGCTCAGCAAACAGACCGTGCGCGAAATTCTGAAGGAGCGCGGGGCGCTGCCGGAAGCGTTCACCGAGCAGGAAGAGAAGAAACGGCTCGAAGCCGAAGGTGCTGAAGATTCCGCCAAACAGAAGGAGCGCTTTGATCAGCAGATGCGCAGTCTCGACCGTGGCGGCTTTGGAGGGTAAGTCGTGCCCTCCGTTTACGAAATCTCCCAAGCTTTCCGGGCGGCACTGCTTCAGCGCGATCGCACTGCAGCCGCTCGTCTCATCTCCGCTTACGGCGTCAGTTTTCAGCGCCTGCAAGATTCCCTCGCTCGACTCACCAAACAAATCGAAGACGCCCGTTCCCGCGGCGAAGACGTCACCGAGGCCTGGCTGTACCGGCAGGCGCGATTCCGCGAGCTGCTCGACCAGGCGAGCAGGGAAATGCTCGCACTCGGCAAGTACTCGGATGGCTTGATCAGTGAAGCGCAGCGCACTGAGATCGAGCGCGGCTTGCGGGATTCGGCCAACCTGATGGAGACGGCGGCAAACGAGGCCAGCATCAACGCCAGTTTCAACCGCGTGCCGACGTCGGCCGTCGAATCCGTGGTTGGCCATCTGGGCGATGGTTCTCCATTGCGCGGGGTGTTGAACCGTTATGGCGCCGAAGGGGCGAAGCGGATCGAGCAGGAACTGATGGCGGGACTGGTGGCCGGGGAAGGTCTGGCCAAGGTGGCGCGCCGGCTTCGTGACGTGGAGGAGCTTAGCCGGGCGAAGGCGATGTCTATCCTTCGCACTGAATCACTCAGGGCATATCGCGAAGCAAGCAGAAAAACGTATCAGAAGAATGACGACCTGTTGAGCGGATGGCGTTGGATCAGTGCCAAGCAATCCCGAACCTGTCTGGCGTGTCTCGCCTTAGATAACACCTTCTTTCCGCTCGACAAACCAATGCCCAGCCATCCTAACTGTAGATGCGTGATGGTGCCAGAAATCAAAGGCGAACCTCCCCGCCAGCGCGAAACCGCCGCTGAGTGGTTCGCCAAGCAGCCGGATTCCGTAAAGCGCGAGTCCATGACCGATGACGAACTGGAAGCCTTCAACGCCGGGCGCGTTACGCTCCGTGACTTCGTTGGACGCACGGATTCCGAAAAGTGGGGGCCCAGCTATCATCAGCTCAGCCTGAAGCAAGCGCTCGCCGGGAAAGGGAAGTTTCCGAGCAGCCAGCCGCCAGCGGTTACGCCGAAGCCGGTGTCTGTGCCACCTGCACGCCCGACGCTGACCGGCGCAGAGGCGCGCAAGCAGCTTCTTGATCTGCGCGCCCAATATGGCCCAGCGGATCGAAAGGCTGTTCTCGACATGGATGAGCGCGCGCGCGTGGCTGAGCGTGCCGTGCGCCAGGCTGAAAACGAAGTCGAGAAACAGGCGGCGGTCACCGAGAGAAATCGGATTTACCGAGAGAACAAGCAGCAGCAGGATTCGCTTCAGGAAAAATACCGGGTGCTGCTTTACCAGGATGAAGAGACACAGATCGAGGCGACATGGGGACACGACTTCCCGAACCGCTCCGAACTGGAAACGGGAGTTGCCGCCTTCCAGAAACTGATCGGCAAGAAAACTTTTGATCGGGGCGCGGAAGTAGAGATTCATTTTGCAAAGAATGGCCGTGCTTACTTCGTGCCTCAATCGAGGAAGGTCTTCCTGCATCACGGAAGTGACGCTTCGAAGGTCGCGCACGAATTTGGCCACTGGCTTGAGGATAACCACGCGGGCATCTTCAATGATATTAGCCTCTTTCTTCAGCGCCGGACGCTTGGCGAAAAAGCAGTGAAGCTTCGCGATCTAGTTGGCGACAGCTACCAAGACCACGAAATCACGCGGCCCGATAAATTCCTTGATCCGTACATCGGCAGGGTGTATGAAGATAAGGACGGAAAGCGATACGCCTCCGAAGTTCTGGCTGTGGGGCTGGAATACTTTTACAAAGCACCGGGCGTGCTGGCGTTGAAAGACCCGGATATGTTCGATTTCATTTACGATCTACTGAGAAAACATCAATGAGCGTGAAGCTGAAAATCCTGGATGCGGTATTGACGATTGACGACAGCTTGCATGTCGCAGCGGAAGACACTGACCTTGCCGCCTTCGCGCAGGCAATTGAGCTTGGAGCGAACGAACTGCAAGGATTTACTTCTGAAGCCGATCAGGCCAAACACGTCGCCAAGCGACTGATCGAACGCCACGGCGGCGAGATTCTTTCCGAGACAGAGCCGCTTTGGATGAATGATCCGATTGAACGGATTTACTAGCCCGCCAAAATAATCTCCCGCCATCATCTACCCTCTGGCCTCGATGGCGACCGATACCACAATCCATAAAGACCGACTGGAAGCGATTCAAGCTGCGCTGGCCATCTCGGATTACGGCGACACGATCACCGTGCATCGTCACGCCGACGGCGACGACACGCCACATAAAAACACGTGGAATTGCTGGTGCAGCCCGGTCGTTGTCGAAAAGCGGCTCGGATTGACTGCCGCACAGATCGCAAAACAAGCCCAAGTGAGATGGTAATAATGCGTAAATTATCCTTCCTTCCAGCTCTCTTTCTGTTGTTGACGCTGCCCGCGCTGGCGCAATCAGTTTGTCAGATACAAGGTGTTCTCTATCGAATTGACGGCGTCACGCCCGCCGCCTACGGCCAACTGAACATTGTCGAGACCGTCAAGGTCGGTGCGACGATCAGTACGAAGTCTCTGCCGGTGCGGGCTGATGGGAACGGCCTGCTGTCTTTCAACGCTCGTCAGGGCGCGTCTATCACACTGAAGGGAGATTTCTACGGCTACACGCGGGGCGTGACTGTAAATGTTCCCAATGCGACTACCGCGAACCTGTCTGACTTGGTGATCCTCACGACAGTGTTCACGACGCTTGGTGATACGGTTTACGCCGGCGTGAATGGCGTGCCGACGCGGTTACCAGCCGGTGCGAATGGGAAGTGCTATGTGATGACCGCCGGTGTTCCGGCCTGGGTGACCTGTCCGGGCGGCGGGAGTGGATTTGATCCAGTCACTGCCAACCGCGCATTGGCCAGCGGCAGCGATGGATTACCGGTGGCGTCAACGACCACCGATGCCGAGCTTGGTTATGTGGCGGGTGTGACCAGTGGGATTCAATCGCAACTCAACAGCAAAGCCGCTTCCAGCCACTCGCACGCCATCGCGGACACGACGGGATTACAGGCCGCTCTCGACGCGAAGGCGGCGGCCAGCCACACGCACGCGGCGGCGGACACGGTCAGCGGGACATTCGATGTGGCACGGATACCGGACTTGTCAGCAACATATCAGCCGGTGCTGGGATTCACACCTGTGCCGAACACCCGCACGGTCAACGGTCATGCTCTGTCGGCGAATGTGACTGTGACGCCCGCTGATTTGTCGCTGGTGATCGGTACGAACACGCAGGCTTGGGATGCGGACTTGGATACGTGGGCGACAAAGGCCGCGCCGTCGGGCACGGTGGTTGGCACGACGGACACGCAGACGCTTACAAACAAATCCATCGTCGCAACTCAATTGACCGGCACCTTGCAGGCTGGCCAGTTTCCGGCGCTGACCGGCGATGTGACGACGGTTGCGGGCGCGCTGGGGGCGACGATTTCGGCAAACGCGGTGACCAATGCCAAGGCCGCGCAGATGGCCGCGCATACCTTCAAGGGCAACAACACAGGCTCGACGACCAATGCGCTGGATTTGACCGCAACGCAATTGACGGCGGAATTGAACGTATTTGGCGCGAGCCTGAAAGGGCTTGTTCCTGCGGCGGCTGCTTCGCCGGATTCGACAAAATTTCTGAATGAGGCGGGATCGTTCGCTGTGCCCACTGCCACAGTAGATCAGACGGCGGCTTATACGTGGACGGGGCCGCACATCTTCAATAAAAACGGCGCGCTATCTTCGAGCACTGGCCCTGGCATTACCGCGAACGGAACATGGGTCACAGGCGGTACGGCAACGACCACGAAGCCGTACATACTGATTGAGCCGAGCGGCGCGACGAGCACGGGATGGAGTACGAGCGGAACGGGATTGGGGGTGAATGCGGCAAGCGGATTTACGGGAAACTTGGCCGATTTTCAAATAGCAGGCATAAGCAAGGTCAAAATATCTGGTGCAGGTGCGGTTACTCTTTCTGGCGGGTCGTTAATAACCCCCACTAATTTCGGCGTCAGCTTTAATACTGGCAGCTCGGATGCTATTTACAATAGCGGCAGTCCAGGAAATCTTATATTTTATGTAGGCTCTACGGATCAGGCCAGACTAGACTCAGCCACATTTCAATTGAAGTCGAGCCATAGTCTAGCTTGGTCATCAGGGGCAGTCGGCGCTGCTAGTGATCTCTTCCTCCGCCGCGGCGCTGCCGCCACTCTTAGCGTGCAAGGCGCATCATCGGTTGCTGGCACGCTCAGCACGCCCGCGCTCAGTCCGGCTCAAGTCACATCCGATCAGAATAACTATGCCCCCGGCACGGGCTGGTTTATTCGCCTCAGCTCCGACGCTTCCCGCAATCTAACCGGCCTTGTTGCTGGCGCTGATGGGCAGGTGGCGGAGATTTGGAACGTAGGCGCAAATAATATTGTGCTCATCCACGAATCGGCATCCAGCACTGCTGTAAATAGATTTACGAGCAGCACGGCTGCGGATTTGACCCTCGCCGCAGGTAAGTGTGCCGAACTTCGATACGATACGACCAGCGCGCGCTGGCGTGCTCGGTTGTGTAACTGACTCTTAACCCATTAAGGAGAAGCATGAAGAATTTGAAACTGACTGTAATTGGCCTTGTGTTGGCGTTCGCGCTGGGCAATCTAACCGCCACGCACGCACCACAGGTAGCTCTTACCCCATCTGTCAGCGCGGCATCGGTCTTCGAGAATGCCAGCATCCGCAGGCAGAACTACATCACGCGCTATCGGACGAACGCCGTGAAGCTTATTGAGGCGTTGGAAACGGCAAAGGCACTGAAGGATGAATATGACGGCAGCGCATTGAATGACGGAATCGTGGATGGCGACTTTGCCAATTCCTCCAATGACGATCTGACGGCGCAACAGTTCAAGGACGCAGCCGGGAACGTGGAGGCATTTCGGGCGCTGTTCTACGCCAATTTCTACGCAACCAACGTGTATCGGCTCAGGCGCTGAGAATTCGATTCAAGGCCACCACGAACCAAGGCGGTAAAGAAGAAATCGTCTGAGCTTTCTAAACCGACGGCGGGAAACGTGACCGCACAGTCTGCACCGATAGAGCGGCTTATGGATACCGATCCCGGTCTGCTGTTGCGGAATTTCGGCATAGCGATGCCTGCAAAGAACGACGCGAATTATTCTCAGCATATGTGGGTATGAGAGTTTTTGGAGGGGTCGGGCGGGGTTGAGTGAAATTTACGGATGGAGATTGAAGCCGTCAAGAACTTAATGGGAATCCGACAAACTTGAAGGAGCTATGAAGACAAAACAAACAATTCTGTTCAGTATGCTGGCAATCCTCTTACTGCTTTGCGCGTCGTTGTCCTACGCCAAAGACAAATACACTCTGACCGACGCCGAGCAGCGCGAGTGGGCGCAGTTCACGCAGATTGACCAGCAGCTAAGCCAGCGCCTTTTCGCCACCGTCGAACAGGCCCGCTCATTGTCCGCCGCCAACACGGAGCAGGCCGTGCGGTTCCTGGCGGCAATCAAAGAAGCGCTGTCGGCCATCGAAGCCAACGATCTGCGCAAGCAACTATGGCTGGAACAACTGCGCGCTGCGAAAGCAATCCCTGGGGGCGTGATCGAGGGCAAAGAATTGGTCAAACCGCCGAAGGCCGCTGAGTAGCTTTGGCTGGCACAGCAGGCCGATATGTGCGGAGTGGGTCGGGTGGTAAATCGCCCGGCCTTTTATTTGTATCAGCGGAGACGTCTACTTCTGCTGATTAAGTATTCGAAGGAATTCGTCCAGGTCTCTCTGGGTTAGTTGGCCTTTTCTGGCTGTCTTCCTTGCATGCGCTTTTGGAGGTGGAGGCGAAAACACAGTTGAAGTGAGCTTCTGGTTAATCAACGGTTTGGTTTGAACAGGCTTTTGAGCTTTCGCTGGTGGCAATAGTGCGGGCCCTGAATAGGAAGTCTTGTCCAGTTTCTGTAACGAATCCGAGAAAGGGTTTTTCAGAGAGCTAATCGGTAAACCGATGGCTGCGGTATTAACCTCAGTGATACCCCTTACTTGCTTAAGAGGATTCGTTTTGTAAGCCTTCGACTTGGATTGTGTTCTCCACTGCTTGCAGTCAGCCAAATTGCGATTTTTTTGAAAGCTACAAACCAGATCGGTCTCCTTGTTGGCAATATCCATCGCATCAACGCTATTTTTGGCAAACGCTTTCGCATCTTTATACATTGTTTGCGCTTTCGGACTATGAAGGGCTGAATCTGCCAGTTCGGAACCTTCAGCCTTCGCCCAGTTGATGGTGGGCTTGCTAACGTTCTGGGCTTTTGTAGAGACTAGGTGCCAGGCCTGACCCATAATCAGCCCAACGGAAACGACACCTGCACTGGCCTTCGTTTTGGCCCAAGAAAACCAGGATTCTTCTTGCATATACAGACTCCTTTTTATTGATGGTTTAAGCCCTGAATGAGCTTTTAAGCATAAGGGTCCGCACTGTCAAATTATTTCTTAAATTTTCTTGTATTATCTAATAATCATCTGCAAATGACGAAAAAGCCCAAGCACTTTTCGATGCGCGGGCAAGTCAACTCAGCTTTGGTTGTTGTTCGTGCTTGCGCCACTTGAATAACCAAATATTAGACGGCAGATAAAGCCGTGGCAAGTCGCGAAGTTCCCTCTCTTTCGATCCCTCTCCACCTCTCCAAAATAAATAAAACACTTCAGCAATACTCCTTTCCGTCGCGGCGAGATGCCGCCAATTCAAACAACTGAGGGAGTCAGTTTTTATGCCAATAGCACTTACCTACGACACGCGAGACGCGGTGCCGGAAGTACTGAAAGACCACGTTGCCGAGAAAGACGGCAAATTCATCTTTGAAGCCGAACCCGCATCCGTCGTGACGCAGACCAACGGGAAGTTGGAAAAGCTTCGCGGCGATCTGGACAAGAAAACCGCCCGATTGGGCCGCTACGCCAAACTTGAAGAGTTGGGCGACGACCTGGACGTAGATGACCTGTTGAGCCTGCGCGAGCTGAAGAAGCAGGGCAAGCCGCTGACCGCGGATGAAAAGGCCGAGATGGAGCGGCTGCACAAGAAAGCGCTCGACAAAGCGAACGGCGACCTGGCCGCAACCAGCGAGAAGCTGAAGGGCTACGAGTCGGAGCTGAAGCGCTTCAAGCTGGTGGATCCGATCCGCGCGGTTGCGACGTCTGAGAAGGTTGGAATGTTCGCGGAAGATTTTGACCTGGCCTGGTCAGAGATTGGACGCCGATTCCAGTTGGTCGAAGAGGAAGGCAAAAAGCCGCGCATTGTCGTGCTGGATGATGACGGCGATCCGACTGATACCAAAGTCGAAGACTTCTTCAACAAGCTCTACAAGCAACAGCGTCCGAAATTCTTCAAAGCGTCCGGAGCAGGCGGCAGCGGGGCGGCAAATAACACCAGTGGCGGCGGTGGAAACGGAAAAACAATAACTCGGGCGGAATTCGACGCCTTAGACCAGGCCGGTCGAATGAAGGTCTCAAAGGACGGTCTTCAGGTCGTTGATTAGCTGCCCGCGTCCCTAAACTGAAGGAGCATTTCTAAAATGGCGAACGTTTTAACTTCCCTGGCAGCCGACATCTACAAAGCCGCCGATATGGTCGGCCGCGAGCTGACCGGCATTATCCCCTCGGTGACGATCAACGGCGGCTCGGAGGCTGTTGCGCTCAACGACACAGTGCGTTCGGCGTTCACGGGCGCCGCGACTGTTTCCACGATCACGCCGTCTATGACGATTCCCGAAGGCGACGATCAGACGGTAAATAACAAGACTCTCACACTGGACACTACGGCAGCCGTCAAGATTCCGTGGACAGGTGAGGACATCAAGCACGTAGACAACGGCCCCGGCTTCAAGACTATTTACGGCGATCAGTTGAAGCAGGCGTTCCGCGCCATTGCGAACCAGATTGAAACCGCCCTCTGGACAGCAATCCGCAAAGGTGCGTCCCGTGCATACGGCACGGCTGGAACCACGCCATTCGGGTCAAACTTCAACGAAATTCCCCAGGTCCGCAAGATTCTCGCCGACAACGGTATGCCCTTCGATGGGCAAGTCAGCTTGGTGATCAACACCACTGCAGGCGCGAACCTGCGCTCGCTCGCGCAATTGCAAAAGGCGAACGAGGCGGGCGGTACCGAGCTGCTGCGTCAGGGCGAGCTGCTCAACCTGCAAGGCTTCAGCCTGAAGGAATCGGCAGCGATTACCACGGTCACCAAAGGCACGGGCGCGTCATACCTGGTCAATACCGCGGGCGGCGAGGCGGTAGGCCAGACCACGATCACGGCAGACGGCGGAACAGGAACGATCCTGGCTGGTGATGTCGTCACGTTCGCGGGCACCACGCACAAATACATGGTCAACACGGCGCTGTCGGGCGGCGCATTTGTAATCGGCGATCCCGGCCTGCTGGCACTGGAAGCCGACGACGACGCGATCACCGTCGGAAACGACTTCACGGCGAATCTGGCCTTCCATAAGTCGGCGGCGGAGCTTGCGATTCGTCCAATGGCTGACCCGCCGGGCGGCGACCTGGCGGTGGACACAATGATCGTGCAAGACCCCTGGACTGGCCTGGTCTTCGAGATCAAAGCCTACAAGGGCTTCAAGAAAGCAATGTTCATGGTGTCCTGCGTCTACGGGGTCAAGGCGTGGAAATCGCAGCACATCGCAGTTCTTTTGGGATAGGGCTGGCATTGCTGGGATGCAATCACTTCCGGCGCTGGCTATCTGGTCGGCGCCGGAAGGTTCAACTTCACGAGGGTAAAGCTTATGTCAGACATCAAAACTGTTCGCGTCGTCAGCAAAGACCCCGAATACCACAAGGGCCAACCGTTCACGATCAACGAAGAGGACTTCGATTCGAAGAAGCACAGGCTCTTTGATTCGGTGAAGACGGACGAAGCGCCTGACGGTCTGGAATCGCTGACCGTGGCCGAGCTTCGCAAGCTGGCCGACGAACGCGGCATTGAATTGAAAGGCAGTCTGACGAAGGCTGCGATCATTGAACTGCTCGAACCGAAGCAATAACCGATGCCTCTGACTGCTGAGAGCCTAATTACGACCGTGGGCGGCGCTTCGGCCAACTCTTACGTGAGCTTGGCCGACGCCCAGGCCTACCACGAGCTGAACTTCGGCTCGGATGCGTGGTTTGACCCGGACGGCGATGCGGTAACGGCGCAGGTTCGCGCACTGATTAAAGCGGCGAGACGGTTGAATCAGGTGGATACGACACAGCGGCTGGCCTGGCCGCGCTACGAAGTTGAAGTCGTTGATTCAGCGGGCTACGGCTACGTCACCGGAACGCGCTACTACGACACGACCGAAATCCCCCAGCAGATCAAAGACGCGCAGTGTGAATTGGCACTGGCGTATTTGGACGGATTCAGCGAGGGCAACGACAGCGGCGCAATCGAGAAATGGAAAGCCGACGACGTGGAGATCACGTATCGCCAGACCCGGCCCGACGGCGTAATCCCGAGTGAAGTAATGCGACTGATTTCGCCGCTGATTCAAGGGCCGCAATTGGTAAGGAGCTGATTATTTATGGCGAACACTTGGACAAGATGGGAAAAGTTGAAGCACCGCACGAAGCATCTTTGGTATGCCTTCGTGCCGAACTTCCGAGGGATGCGCAACGCGTCCGGTTCAATACTGCTAGGGCTCAAATGCGGACTGCGTGAAGCGCGCGGCGCTTGGCGTAGCGTGAATGTCTGGCCGGGATGGTAACCAATGCTGAGCACTGCTCAACTCAACCGAATGCGCCGCGACGCCAACCGGCTTTTGCCGGACACGGCAACCATTTACCGGCGCACACTGACCGCAGACGACAGCGGCAGCGAAGCGCCGGACTGGTCAACGAAAGTCGGTGAAGTGAAATGCCGACTGAGCGCAACCAGTGTCAAAAGCCGAGCGCGCGACATCGTTCGCGGCGGCCAGATCGAAGCGGCAGAGCCGTGGATCGTGAGCCTGCCTATCGGCACGGATTTGGAAGCAACCGACCGGCTCGAAATCGTCTGCCAATCGCGGCCTGACCTGACCAGCACATATGAGGTGGTGAGTAGTGTTGATCCGCGCAGCTTCGATGTGAATTTACGCGTGATCGTGAAGAAAGTATGAGCTTTACCCTGACCAGCAAGATTCCGCAGCTAACCGCGCAGATCAAGCGCGATGCGCGGGCGCTTGTGGTCAAGACGGCAGCGCGAATTGAGACGACCGCCAGGCTTTCGATGGCAGAGCCGAAATCAGGTCAGGTCTACAAGCATAGGGGTAAGGATCATCAGGCGGCCGCTCCCGGTGAATCGCCCGCTGTCCGTGACGGTTTTCTGTCGAGCTCGATCCAGGCTGAGCAGACAGGCGAAGCGTCCGCCGTGGTCGGTTCGAATATGGAGTATGCCGCTGTCCAGGAATTCGGCGGTGCGAATATGCCCGCGCACCCGTTCTTAGGCCCTGCATTCGAAGAAGCCGCAGAGAGCTTTGAAAAGGGCGTCAAGGAGTTACTGAAGTGAGCGCGCTTCGCAACGCCATTATTGACCACCTGAAAACCGATGCCGCAGTGGTTGCGGCGGCGACCGGGGGCATTTGGCCGGGGCTTCCGCCGAAGGGTAGAGCGTCTTATCCGTTCATCAGCGTCACGACGCGCCGAGGAGCATCGCCAGAGCGCAATTTTCGTGGGGCGGGAACGCCGGCAGACGAGATCGCTTTCGAGCGCGCCACTTTTCTGGTCAAGGCGATTGATAAGAACACGTCGCCGAAAGCCGCGTCAGACATCAAAGAGCTGGCGAGAACGGCACTCGACGGCGCGGAAGTGGCCGTCACGGGTTACACGCTGATTTCGTGTCAGTGGGTTGGTGATATTCCGGGTTATCCGGAGCTGGACGACAGCACGCATTACCAGCACGAAGGAGCATTGGTTGAGATATGGGCGACGAAAAATTGAAGAAAGTCAAAAAGGCTGAGCCGACCGAAGTGCCTGTAGGGGAATACGAGCAGCGGCTACAGCAGCTCAGCGAGCCGCTGTCAATACAATACGTCGCGCTGTCCGGGCTGAATTACGGCTGTGCCGTAGAAGATCCGGAAGGGACGCGCATTGAGGCCGGCGAAGACGTGCCGGCGGAAGTTGTTAAAAACGCGCCATGGTTGCTGGAGCAAGGACATGTGACCGTAAAGAAGGGGGCAATCAATGGCTAAGCATCGCGGTATAAATACGCGCGTCCTGATTGATGGCTACGATTTTTCGAACTACTTCAAGACCTTCCAGGGTGATGCAATGGTCAATGCTCTGGACGCGACCGGCTTTCTCGCGACCAATAAGGAATACCTGGTTGACGGCTTTCAGGACGGCAAGGTTTCGCTGGAAGGGTTCTATGCCCGCGATCAGGAAACGCCTGATCAGGTGGATAACATCTTGCGCTCAGCACTCGGGAGCGCTACCAAAAAAGTCGTGACGATTGCACCTGTCAATTCGGACACGCTTGGCAATTACTGCTTTCTTGTCTCTGCCGATCAATCCAAGCTGACCGTCAAGGATCAGCACAGCAATCTCATTATGGAGATGGTGGACTTCCTCTCTTCATCGGGATTGGAGTCGGGCGTCATCCTGCAGCCGGTCGCGGCTCTGACTGCTACCGGCAACGGAACTGCCGTGGACAACGCCGCGGCCACAAACAATGGCGGCGCGGGCCATCTCCACGTTACCGCCGCGTCCGGCACGACGCCGACCCTGAACGGAAAGATTCAGCACAGCGTTGACGGCTCAACTTGGGTGGATCTGATTACGTTTGCGCAAAAGACGACCGTCGGCGCAGAGCGCATCGAGACGGCGGGTCTTTCTGTCGCCCAAGTTGAAACCGCCACAGTCGGCGGTGCGGCAACGGCCAGCGCGAACGTGATTGTTACAGTGACTGGTGCTGGTATTGCCGGCAGTCCATTGGCGACGAATGTGGCTGTTGCAAACCTCGACTCCGCTGCAACTATTGGTGGACTGATTCGTGCTGCACTGAATGGAGTGTCTGCAATCACCGCTCTCTATACCGTCGGCGGAAGCGGCGCAAATTACACATTGACACGCATCGTTCCAGCGGCCAACGACGCCACGCTTAACATCGCCCTTGACGGCGCGACCAACAGCACGGGCGTCCCGGATGCGGCAAGCTCGGCAAATACCACGGCAGGCGTGGCCGCGCGCAGCATCTACCGCTACCTACGATTTATTCGCACCATCGGCGGCACTACGCCGTCATTCACTGCCACCGTCGCGTTCGCGCGGCACTGATTCAAGGAGTAAGAGGCAATGGCCAAGAAACGCGGCATTTTAACTGACTTCCGTCTTGACGATAACGCTGGAAGCCTGACCGACATTTCCCAGCAATGTGACAGCGTGGACCTGTCGAACGATGTGGAATCGTTCGACGTGACCACCTTCCAGAGCGCCAACAAGGAATACCTGGTGGGCTTCAGTGACGGCAAAATTTCTTTCAGCGGCTTCTACGACGGGACGCTGATTGCGCACCTGATGGGGCTTATAACCACGTCAGGCAGTGGTGCATCACGAAGCTTCCAATGGGGGCCGGAAGGTTCAACGACCGGATTGCCGAAGTTTACTGGCGAGGGCTTCCTGACGAGCTTCAAGCCGTCGAGCAAAGTGAACGAACCGAACAAGTTCACGGCGGAGCTTCAGATTACCGGCGCAATCACCGTCGGTACCTACGCCTAACCTGGGCACTCTTTCCATTTCTCACTTTCGCCCGGCTGGGCAACTGGCCGGGCATTTTTAACACGCATAGTGCGGACATCTGCACTGGCAAAAGAAAGGTTAAAACCATGCCTTTGAATTTAGCCGCGCTCGCGGACAAAAAAGCCGACTTGAAGTTTGATTTCGCGGGCGACGTTGTTCGCATCGAGTATTACCCGCACAAGGTCACACCGAATTACATGGCGCGTTTGCAGGCACTGGGAAGCGCACCTGAATCGGACGACGACGAAGATGGTCCAGCGAAGGAAGATGCGCCCAACGCTGATGCCAAGATGGTCAGTGAAATCCTTGTCGGCTGGGACGTGGTTGGCCACAACGACGAACCCTACCCGCCAACGTATGAAAACCTGCTGGCCGCCCCGCAGGCGCTCGTTTCCCGCGTGGCAATGGAGATCGTTGCGGCATTGGGAAAATTAGCGCAGCCGAAAACATCGCGGAAGTAGCTTCTTTCCTCGCCACGCAAGGCGAGGTGGGCGATTGCCCGGAAGAGTACAAACTGTTTCGCGCTGCAAGGTATTTGGGTGTGCCGCCGTGGAAGCTCGCCAAACGATCTGTCGTGTGGCTAGAGTGGGCCGTTCTGTTCGACCAGGCTGAAATCCAGGCATCGAAGATCGAAGCCAAGACAGAAGAGACGCGAGCGGAACATCAGAAGAAGAGGTTTCAATAGGGTGTCATTTCAAATGACATCATTTGAAATGGCACCCTATTTATCATCATCATCACAGCATAAAGCGCTTCGTCGCAATTAGCGCCGCGCGTATCGTTTCTTCGACCACTCTTTTGCATGCGACTGAATAATGATTTCGAGCGCGTAAGTCACCGTTCTACTTGATAAGCTGGAAACCTCTATTTCATAGTCGCCGCCTTCAAAGAGTTCTTGCTGAGACTTGCTGACAATCTTTCCTCCCTCAAGCGGGCCTTCAGGCCCAGACAGCCTAAAGCCAGCACCTTTAGTGATAGACAGGCTCATTTTCTGCCCTTTCTTAGCTCCAACAATATAAGTTTTTTGACTACTGCCATTAACTGTGCCCTTAACGACGGCTGAAGAGCGTCCACGTTGAAATTTTACGCGCTCTGTTGACTGTAAAGCCTCACCGTTGCAGAGCAATGCAATTAGAAGAAGAGTGGCGACTTTCACGGGTGAACTCCTCCGGTCTTTAGTTTCTGGAATAGATGGCGGCAGGATTCTGTGGCGCGTCCTGTCGGGAGTCAAGTCGCCAAAATTAACCCTCGCCATCGTGTAAAACCTCAGCACGATGGCAGTAAACGTATACGAACTTCAGGGTGTGGTGGACGTGCAGACCGGCAAGGCTGAAGCCGGCCTAAAGCGCGTTGACGCCGCTGCGCGCAATACCACAAAAGAACTGAATCAGATTGGGAGCGGGGCGGCGAAGTCGCAATCCGTCTTCAGCAGCTTTAGTTCGCGCGCCGTCTCTGCTATCAGCGCAATCGGTGCTGCCGCCCGCAAGTATCGCAAAGACCTGGACGATTTCCATGAAGGGATCAGTCGACTTCAAGGCGCAGCATCCGGACTGCGAAGCTTCGGCACGGCGCTTTCTGCTGCCATCACTGCGCCGCTGGTTGCTGCTGGCGTCCTGGCCACAAAGACCGCCGCCGATCTCGAAAGCGAAATCGCCAACATCAAATCCATCAAGCCGGACCTTGACGCGAGCAAGCTGTTTTCGACGCTGAACGAGATGCAGACGCGCGTGCCTCAGACTAGCAAACAGCTTGCGGCGGGCGTCTACAACATCTTTTCAAGTCTCGACAATATCAGTCAGGAAGGCGCGACGAAGCTAGTTGAGAATTTCGCTAAAGGTGCTACCGCTGCTCGCACCGACACAGAGACTTTCGGCACAGCCGTTATCGGCGTGATGAACGCCTACAAGATGTCCGTGGACGATGCTGGGCACATCTCCGACGTGTTTTTCAACACAGTAAAAAGCGGTGTTGTGACCGGCTCGGAACTGGCCAGCGAGCTGGGTAACGTTGCTCAACAGGCCAAGCAGGCGGGCGTTGCGTTTGATGACCTGGGCGGAATGATTGTCGCGGCCACAAAAGAGGGCGGGCCGGCAGCGCAGAATATCAACAACCTGTCTAACCTTTTCGCCAAGATCACGACCACGGACGCACAAAAGAAACTGAACGCCATCGGTGTGGCGACCACTACGGCCACCGGCGAGTTTCGGCCAATGATTTCCGTACTGGGTGACTTCAAAGCAAAGCTCGATCAGTTGAGCGGATCGAATCGCGCGGGGCTGTTGAACGAAATCTTCCCCGACCTGCAAGCGCGCACCGGCTTGAACACGCTCATTAGCCAGCTTGACACAGTGAAGAGCGCGTCAGCAGAGAACAAGAGCGGCAAAGGCGGCTCGGCCACTAGCGCGTTTGAAACGCAGGCCAAGACGTTCAACGCGCAAGCTGCACTTCTGAAAAATACCGTCGTGGCCATCATGACAGAGATCGGCGCGGCTATTCTGCCTGCCGTTACGCCCGCGGTGGTTGCGCTCAAGGACAGGATCGGCCCGGCGATTGTGTACGTGCGGAACCTGTTTCAAACGATGTCACCAGCAGTCAAGACGGCGCTGGTGGTATTCGCTGCCATTGCTGCCGCTGCCGGGCCAGTGCTTGTGGTCTTGGGAACGATTGGCGGCGCAATTTTAAGTGTGGCGAGTTCGATCACTACGCTCGGCGGACTGTCTGCGATTGGCACTGCCATTGGAGCGGCAGCCGGGCCTATCGGATGGGTCTTACTGGCCATTGCTGCGCTGGCCGCCGGAGCCTATGGATTGTACAAGGCTTGGCAAAGCAACTTCGGCGGCATTCGCGACACTACCGCGCGCGTGATGGCTTCGATCAAGGCGGCAATTGAGCCTGCACTATCTGCAATCTCGGCATTCTGGTCGCGGCATGGCGCACGGATAATGCAGATCGTGAGTGCGTGGTGGGAGCATGTGAAGAAGCAATTTGAGGCGGGATTCCGGTTTGTAATCAACCTTGTTGGCGGCGCGATTCAGTTCCTTGTGGGCGATTGGGATGGCGCGATGAAGAGTTTTGGGCTTGCGGGGCAGGCAGGAGTTGATCTTTTCAGGAATTCGTTCAGCCAGATACAGAGCGTGATTGGCGATTCGGCGGCATCAGCCATCTCTGCCGCAGTTGATTTGGGCGCTTCAATTGGCTCGGCGCTGGTGGACGCTTTAATGAGTCCACTTGGCGGATTGGGCGGGAAGATCGCGGACGGCCTGAAAGGCGCTCATGACGCGGCAAAGAATGTATTCAATCCCTTTGCTTCGTCTGCGCCTGCGCCTGCCGCTGCTGCGCCGAAGGCTGCTGCTGCGCCTAAGCCCGGTACATTCGGCGGCACGGGCAGGAAGTCCGACGATTGGCGGAATGCCTTCGCCGTTGATCGTCCGGCTACCGTAACAACCACTGCGCCGCCACCTGCCGCTAACAGTTCGCGTGCAAATGCTGGTGCTGTCGCGTCTGTTTATCGAAAGCAATTCGAGACAGCCAATCAGCAAGGCTTCACCGACGCCTTTAAGAAAGCGTCCGCAAAAACAGGATTCTCCGCTGACCTGCTAATGGCTATTGGTTCGCGTGAAACCAATATGAAAAACATCCTCGGCGACGTTGATCGTAACGGCGTCGCGCATGGCGCTGGTCTGATGCAGGTAGACATCGGCACGGATAAGGCATTCAAGACTTCCGGCGCGTGGAAAGATTTTGACAAATCAATCATGCGCGGCGCGGAGATTTTGAAAGAAAAGTTTGATTGGTTGACGAATAACGCCGGGAAGACGGCGAGCGTCAAGGGTAACAAGTTCGTTGTTCCAAAGCTTGAAGGTGAAGAAAAACTGAAGACTGCTGTCGCTATGTACAACAGCGGAGTTTGGGCACCGTACCACGTCAGCAAGGGTCGAAGCGCTGATTATGGGACTACCGGCAAGGACTACAGCGCGGACGTACTCAAGAGGCAGCAGGCATTCAGTACACTGCTGGGCAACAGCAGTGCGACGTTTGAAGCGACAGGAAATGCCGCACAGCAGGCTGCGCCGAAGATTGACAGCCTCGCGGTCAGTATCGGTGCGCTCGGCAATGCAGCCGTTGAGCAGCCGAAGAAGCGTCCAAGAATAGGCGGCGTGACATACGGCGGCGATGGTGCGACTGCAAGGCCGTTCACGGGCCGGATCGAAATCAAGGCGGCGGCGGATCAGATAGCAATGCCAAGCATTGCTCCAATTCCCACTCAAATACCCACGCAGACGGCAGCAGCAATGGACACAATGGCGACCTCAACTGCCAAGGTTGCGCCAGCGGCGACGGCGGCAACCAGCGCCACTGCCGCGAACGCAAGCCAGAACGTCGCTTCTGGTAAGGCCATCGGAGCCAATACAGAGAAACTGATTGATTGGGAAAGGAAGATGAAGAGCATGACCGCTCAGATGAAAACCTGGGCGGATGCACAGGAAGAAGCCAATCAAAAGATTGCTGAGTCTATGAGCGGTGCGGGCAGATTCGACCGATTCCAGGCATTCAACGAGCAGATCGGCAATACCTTCGACTCCTTCATTGATTCGATGATGGACGGCAATGCCAAGTTCTCAGACCTGGGCAAGTCTCTCTTCAAGGACATTTTCAAAGGGCTGACACAAGAGTTGATGCTGAATGCGACCGGCGGTAAATACAAATCCATCGGCGGCGCAATCGGTGGCGGCATTGGCTCGATTTTTCGCGGGGCGTTCGGCGGGCAAGGAGGCGCGGCGACTCAGTCCGGCGTGTCCGCATCGTCCGGCGGTGGAATTGTGGACAACGCAATTAAATCCGCTGGCGGCGGTGGCGGCGGCGCAGGTCTTGGCGATCTAGGTAGCGGTGCGGCGTCGGGCGGCAGTGTGATTGATAAAGCAACTGGCGCGTTCGACACAGCCAAGGGCGTCGGCGGGATGTTCAAACAGGGCGGGATGCTCAGCAAATTGCCCGGCGTCGGCAAGCTTGGCGGCTTCCTGGGCAAGATCCCGGGACTGTCGAAGCTGGGCGGGCTGTTTGGCTTTGGCGGCGGCGGCGGAGCTGCTGCTGGGGCCGCTGGTGCTGCCGGTAGCGCAAGCGGGATGAGTGGCATTCTCGCCGCTGCTGGCGGGCCTGTCGGCATTGGTATAGCGGCGGCGATGATGATCGGGATGCCACTGATGAAGAAGCTGTTTAGTCACGATTATCTCAAAGACTACAAAAAGCTCGTCAAGGGCGAATACGGTATCTCGATTTCCGATCAAATGGCCGGAAAAATCATGCAGATCGGCCAGTCGAAGTTCGGTAACGAATGGACAAAGAGAGAAATCGAAACCGTCAGATTGCAGGAAACGAGAGATATGTTGGCCGAGTACGCCGGCGCTTTCCAGAAGGGCGGCAACGGCAAGCTCTTCGATTCACGGATGTGGTCCGATCAGTTCTCAGCCGTCAATCAAATCAAGGTGGGTATGCGTGCGATGGGCGGGCCGGTCAGCGCCGGCGGCGCGTATATCGTCGGCGAACGCCGGCCGGAGCTGTTCATTCCGCAAACGTCCGGGCGCGTGGTTCCGAATCTGGACGGACTGAGCAGCGGCCGCGGCGGCAGTCAATCCGATCCTGAAATGCGGGGCTTAATGCAAGGCATCCTGGAGCACCTATCGCGGTTAAAGCAGGCCGATGTAGGCGCGATCTACGAGATGGGCGCGAAACAACGTCCGGGCGTGGCCCGCCGGGATGTGGAAGACGGCATGCGGAATGACCATGAATTCAGAAAGACGATGCGAGATGGAGTTGTCGGGCGCTGATCTATGCCAACGCAAACTTTTCAGTTAATCGGTCAAATCGGCTCGTCAGGCCGCAAGGCCGTCGCGCGTCTGCGCTGGAACTTCGGCGATGGCCATGAATTTGGCGCAGTCGTCGGCCACAGTGAAGGGCAGGAGTTTGTCAGCATCGTATTCAATGCGCTCAGTGACCGCGCTGCCCAAAACATCACCGACCCGGAAGACATGGTCAGCAAGACGCCGATGGAATACGCGCTGGATTTCTTCCTGCGCCGAGAGCAGGACGGGGAAGCGTTCGAGGTAACGACTACTCGCGGCGCGACGCTGCTGGTTTATCTCGATGAAGATGAAATCAGTTGGGATATGATCAGTAAGAACGCCCACAAGAGCGGCATCAAATGCCGCCAGGCGCGCACGTCGTAATGCCTTCGCCCCTCAATCACAATCAGCTCGAATTGCTCACCAGCACGCAAGCGGCGCTGATTGATGCCGCCTTGGCCGCGCGCAGCCTGAAGGTTGCGGAGTTGGTTGAGATTCACTTCAAGAAGCCAACGCCGGCGCGCAAGATATACGCGTGGTGGAATCCGCTCTCCGATCCCGCCTACACCGATCCGCTAACCGACTGGCTCGATGGCGATCCGCTGATACCCGGCTTCGTCGCCAAGGACACAGAGAAGCGCGAGCGTTTCCATAACATCCCGCGCACCGCGGCTCTTTCAGATGACACGATCCAGATGGAATTTGCCAATTATGGGCGCGTGTTCGAAGGGTTGGCCGTGCAGAATCGCGGCGCGAGAGTGGAGGTTTACTTCTTCCTTCCTGAAATTCCCGACGACGCTGCCGGAACTGATTATTCCGTCGTCTGGCAGTTTACGGGCCACCTGATGCGCAACGGCCCGGCCAATGAGGACTTCGTTCCAATTGCGGTTCGCAGTGGCATCCGCTCGCCGAATGTCATCGTGCCAAGCTGGGTATCCGGCTCAAACTGCCAGAATTACTACAATGCCCATAAGGTGAACGGGGTATATGTCTTTCCCGATGGACTGCCGGACAACCCCTGCGACATAGACTTACATTTCGGCGGCACGAAAGGCGTGGTTGATCCGCTCACAGGCGAACTCCCCCATACGTGTAACAAGACCTTCGACCAGGGCACAAACAATTGCGTGGCAATCAATGGAAGTGTTGAAGCCGCCCGCCGCATCTACGGCGGCGATGATTACGTGATCGAGTCAACGCTGATTGGATACGGCGATCACAAGACGCGCAGCTCAACCATTGGCAACGAGAGTCGCAACGAAAATGAGCGGGTCATCTACGGCAAGCGGCACGTGAAGTTGATGCATGTGCGCAGGATGGCGAAGGAGTTTAATTCCAACGAAGACGAGCAGGACCAGGGCACAGTGCGACTGGTAGCCAGCGTCAGCCACGGGCCAATCAAGTCCATCACCGAAGTGAAGGCGAACGACCGCCCGCTCCCTCGCTCGGATGGACTTGGCCTCGAAATTCGACTCGGCACGCAACGGCAGGAACCGACGACATATAGCGACGATATGATGGGCTTGAATCGAATTGCCCACATTCGCGGCGACCTGAACCCAATTGATCCGACCGGTATGCAGCCGCAGGATATGAACGTTGAGTGCACGGCGGAAGGCCGGGACACGGTCAATATCTACGACGCCGACGGCAGCTACACTCAAGCCTACACCTTTAATCGAATTGATTGCGTTCTGGATTGGCTATTAAATCAGTGGTACGGGTATCGGATGAGTTTTGATCGGCTGTATGGGCCGGATATTCCCTACCTGCGAGCCTTGAATTCGAACTACCACGTTGACCTGCAAGCCAGAACGGTTCAGCAGCACATCGAAGACGCCTGTCGCGCGGCGGTCGGCGGCGGCTCGCCTGGCTGGTTTAGACCGTTCTTTTATGGTGGCGCGTCGGGTGGTGGCGGTGTATGGAGATTCCTGCCCATCCTCAACACTGACCTGACGCTCGCCGACATTCCAACTATCAAGTCGAACTTCGGCGCAACCCGCCGAGTGATTATTGACGAATCCACGAAACTGCCGCGCATTACGCCCGACAGCAAAGACACGCTGGACATCCGCAATTCGTACATCGTCTTCATCGAAGACGCGGAACACGGCAACATTGATCGGCAGATCACATTTAATGCCGACGAAGACCAGTACGAAGAGGGAAGTCAGTACGGTGACGGCTCGAAGCGTCGTGACCCGAAGCAGGTAGACGGGACCGGGCTGACCACGGAAGCGGAAGCGCGTGTGCTGGGTGAGTTCTTGATCAAGATGGGCGAGTTCTGCACCGGCGGCTTATACAACAACGGCACGCTGAAGGTGACGATCCCGGCATTGTGGTCGGTTGGACTGAACCTGCACCAAAACAAAATTGCCCACTTTCCCATCGAAGACAACGACCGGCTTGAGCACTACAAAGACACCGACGGCAACCCATTTGAATATTACATGGTCACGTCGCTGTTTCGGAATTCCAGACTTGATCTTGAGGTAAACCTTCAGGCCTGGTCAGAGCCGTTCTGGAATACGTTCTGCTTTACACCAGGCGGCCGCGCGAGTGGGTACGTCACCTGGCCAGTGGGCGAGGCCGACGCAATTGACGGCCCGAATGGCGTGCGAACGATGATCTACGCCGTCAGCGCAGATCGTGGCGCGCACGGCACCACTTATCCAGATACTATTGATCCGGGCACGGTAACCTTCGATAAGTGGACGCACACAATTACAGCCCTGCCTCCTGTTGGCAAAACCTACTTTGTCAGTTTTCCCGGCATCCCCCTCGGCTTCCTGGTTTGGTGGAACGGACAGGTGTGGATTTATGCGGACAGTGGAGTTGACGCGGCCGTACTGCTGCCACCTGGCTCCGTCGGCGCCGGTGACACGCTCAGCCTGGAATGGGATTACAACGGCGGCTCGCCAGTGCGCAGATATAAGTGCAGCGGTGTAACGAAGCTAACCGATTCCTCGCCCACAGTGATTTTGCCAACAACGAACTTCATTGGCGCGAACGCGACGGACACGGGCGTTTATATCGGGCCAATCTCGTGGGAAGTCGTGTACAGCGGTTGCACATCTGATTACGCCGTCCAGCCGGTGGGGCAGACCGGCACGTCGTCAGTGGCAGGCACGCCCGGAACACCGGAGGCATTTGACGTGCTGGCGTATCAGGTTTTTGAAAGGCCGGAAGACCATTTAGAAGTTGAAGTTTTTGGAGAATAAGCAATGGCTACTTATACAAAAGTAAAACTGTCTGGCAGCACGGACGGACGCGGCGTAAAGATCACAACGACGGGGTCGCCGGGTGATCTGATCCATGAAGCACATCCAACAAGCTTGGATGAAATCGTTCTGAGCGCGTGGAACAAGGATTCCAGCGATCACACGCTGACGATCCAATTTGGCGACAACGCAGACTTGATGCCCGTGGTCGTGCCTGCGGGCGTGGGAGTAATACTGGCCGTACCTGTTGGGGCGCACGCGATATTGACGAACTCACTCCCTGTGCGCGCCTACGCGGATGCGGCGAATCATATTTACGTCGTCGGCTGCGTCAACCGGATAACGTAAAGAGTGGACTAATTCTCGACATCAAAAAGGGAATTGGGCCATTTAGCCGATAACTCATTGAATCTATTAAAAGAGAAGGTGGACTAAATGAAGTTTGAAGTATTACCGTTGGGCCATGCCAGCAAGCGGGGAGTATTTTTCGGAATATTCTTGGTCGTTCTTGCTAGTCTTGCGCAGGCTCAGACTCTGACCACAAATCTGCAAATCCCCAAACCAACCGTCGGCGCGCCGATTCCGCAGACGCAAAGTACATTGCGCACGGCGCTGGATCAGCTTGATTCGGCGACGGCCGGGAGATTGAGCAAGTCGGTTGCCGGCGGCTCGGACGTCACGCTGACGACAACCGAAGCGCGCAACGCGGTGCTGGAATTCACCGGGATACTGACCGGCAACATCAACGTGATCGTGCCGACGAAGGCGCGGAAATACATCGTCTACAACAACACGACCGGCGCGTTCACTCTGACGGTAAAAACATCCGGCGGCACCGGGATCGCAGTTACACAGGCAACTCGCGTCTGGCTCTACTGTGACGCTACGAACGTCGTGCAGCTCGACGCCGGCAGTACGGGTGCAAACTCCGCGCTGAGTAATCTGGCCAGCGTCTCGATCAATACATCGCTGCTCGCTCAGGCCGGCGTTGACCTTGGCTCGACCCTGAAGCCGTTCCGCGATCTGTACCTGTTTGGGGGCGGTACGTATGGGACGAACTACTTCAAGATCACCGGGACACCGACGGCTGCCCGCGTCTTTACGCTGCCCGACTTGGCCAGCAGCACCTTTGCTCTGATTGCCGGCGCGCAGACCTTCAGCGGGAAGGTATTCGACAATACGAACATCTTCAATAGCTACCACGACGTGACACGCATCGTCGCGCCATCGAACCCGGCCAGCGGCAGTCTTCGGTTATTTGCCAACAATGCTACCGGCAAGCTGGCGTGCCTGGATAGTTCCGGCGCCGACTGTATGCCGTCGGGCGGCGGAGGTGGCGCACCGGCGCTATCGGCAGTCACTGATCCAACCGGCAATTGGTCGCTGGCAATGGGAGCAAACCTGGTCACGCTTACGTGGGCAGGGAATTACGGTTCCTCCACAGCGTGGAAATTCGCAGGAAACAACACCTCTGCAACCGGGCCACTGGTCGAGATCAATACCGGGATCGGCAACAACCAGGTGCCGTTTCTGGTCGGTTCGCGCGGCGGGCAGGCCCTGAAGACGGACGTGCTAAACAACGTGATCATCGGGCAAACGGGCGGAATGTCCGGCAGCGCAACTGACGGCTTTCCTATGATTCCGTACATCAGCTCAAACGGCGAGCCGAGCGGAACTCCGTCGCTTGGCTCTGGCGCGATCGCTCTCGAAAATGACGGGATCTTCGGAGAATATCGTCTCTGGGCATACCTCAACAGCGCCTGGCGACTGTTGACGCCAACAGGCCGCCTGTATGACTCGCAAAGCGGTACTGGCGCGCAAACGATTGATTGGAGTCTCTCCCGCGAATCAATCGCAACTCGCACGTTGAGCATGACAGGGAACGTGACACTGACATTTACGTCACCGCTGAAGTCGGGGGTCATCGTGACATTAGTGCTGGTGCAGGACGCGACGGGCAGCAGGCTGGCGACCTGGCCAGCATCCGTGAAGTGGCCGAGCGGGACGGCTCCCACGCTGAGCACTGGCGCAAACAAGAAGGACGTTTTTCAATTCGTATGGGCTGGCACAAATTATTACTCGCTGTCTCAATCAATTGACGTAAGGTAATAACAAAAGTAAAGCCGGACTTTCGCCCGGCAGGTTCAGCGGCAGCCAACTCAGCTTAAGAATGCGCCGCTAGTTGGCGGGATTCTACACCTCGAGCTGTTGATGTCAAAGAGTTTGAAGCCACCAGAAATGAAAATATTGGGGCTAACCAGAAGCCAGCCCCAATATTTTGAAAGACGGAATCAGGTTATTTCAGTTCTGTCAGTGAGATGTTATCAAGCTGCACTGATCTACCCAGGCCACCCGGATTTGTGAGCCTGAAAATGAGTAACGGGGTTGTTCCATAACCTGATGGGACATAAAAATCATAGATCAGCTCAGTCCCAACAAATGTCGGTGTAAGCGGAATGCTATAAGTTATCGGCGTGCCGCCGTCATCAATTTCCGCTTCAAGGGTCATCCCGCTGGGGCGACTGGTGGTATAGCCAAGAGCAAGCCGATAATATCTATCAGCCGTAATAGAAATCGTCCGGTCAATTGAGACAATGCCTCCAGTGGAGGGGGTGGACATAACGCACACATTTCCGACTAACGGCGCGCTCAAAGTTGTTGTTTGATTCGTGGCCGAAGTGAGGGGAGGGGCGGTGACATTCCATCCAGCCATGCCGCTGCCACTTGGAAAATCACTATTACTGGTTACAAGGTTAGCGCCCTGAGCCAGCGCGAAAGACGCCCCGGCCGTAAGCAACAGAAAAGTAGCGACGATAGACAAAGCTGTCCTATTCAGATTGAACTTCATATTTCTCCTTATAGATAGATTTAGAGTAGCAGGTGCCGCTTATGTGCTGCCGCATAGCAGTACCTTAACAGCACCTAGTTGAGGGGAAAGCTATCCCACAAAGGTCACACGTATCGCCTCCTGCCTGAAGCTTGGGGTTGCCCATTGCAGGTAGACGTAGTTGAGGAATAACTGACAATTGCACCACGCAAAAGGAATTGCGCGTTAAAGATCGTGGTTTAGGCTATGAGCTAAAGATCGTTTTGGAGG